CTCCGCGAGCCGGGTGCTCGTCAACGAGCGGCACCTGAGCGCCTACATCAACGGGTGGACGTACACCGGCGAGCGCACCCTGTCGACAGTCACGTCGATCCTCGACACCGGCGCCCGCTTCATCCCGTCGATCCACTCCGGCGGCCTCAACGTGACCGGCATGTTCGACTCCACCACGGGCGCGATCCACGACGAGGTGTCGTCGGCGAACGGTGTCGACGACGGCCTGCTGTGGACGATCCTGCCGTCGGGCCTGACCATCGGGCAGCCGGCGCTCATGTGCGTGTCCGAACTGAAGGACTACAAGGTCACCAGCAAGGTCGGCGAGGCAGTCGCGGTGTCGATCGACGTTCAGCCTGACGACGGCACGGACATCGGTGTGCAGCTGCACGCCCTGGGCGCCGAGACCGTCGACACGAACTCGACCAGCGTCGACAACGCGGCCGGCACGACCAACGGCGGTGTCGCGCACCTGCACGTGACCGCGTTCAGCGGCCTCACCACCGCGACGATCAAGGTCCAACACAGCACAGACAACAGCGCCTGGTCCGACCTCATCGCGCTGACAGCGGTCACCGCGATCACGTCGCAGCGCTCGACGGTCACCGGCACGGTCAACCGCTACGTGCGCAGCTTCCTCGACGTCACCGGCACCGGCTCGATCACCTTCGCGCTGTCGTTCGCTCGCCGCTGACCTTCGCCCCACCAGCCAATTCGTACCCGGCGACCGCCGGGCCTTAGCCATGCCCGGAGGCACCCATGGCTTTCGTCGACAGCTCTGCGTCCACGTTCAAGATCGATGACGCGGCCGGCACCCTGCGCACCCTGACCACGTACGTCGACACCGTCGACGGCCTGCCCGGCGGCCGCGAGTTGAGCGACGTCACGGCGCTGTCGGACAGCGGCCATCGGTTCATCCCGACGATCCCGAACAACAAGTTCACGATCAACGGCAACTACGACCCGACCGCGACGACCGGCCCGCACGTGGTGCTGTCCGGCCTGCTCACCGCGACGGCGACGGCCTCGTTCGAGTACGGGCCCGAGGGCACGACGGCGGGCAAGCCGAAGCTGATGGGCGAGTGCTGGTGCACCTCGTTCGTGGAGACCTCCAAGGTCGGCAGCCAGATCACGTTCAAATGCGATCTGCAGGTCGACGGCGTCGTCACGGTCACCACGTACTGACGTGGCCGTCGACATCGAGGTGCGCGGCACCGCCGAACTCCGTGCGGCCGCCCGGGCGCTGCGCGAGGCGGAACGCCAGCTGAAGGCGCGCATGGATCGCGGGCTGCGCAGGATCGGCCGGGAGTTCCAGAAGGACATCCGCACGGCCGCCGGCCGCTTGCCGTCCGGCTACGCGCCGGTGATGGCGGCTGCGGTGAAGGTGTCGACGTCGCTGCGTAGCGGCGGGGTGAGCCTGCGCGTGTACGCACCCGGCAAGTCGGAGCAGCGCGACGTGCGCTCCATCGACGAGGGCCGTCTGCGCCACCCGGTGTTCGGCCACCGCGACCGCTGGGTCGCACAACGCGTACGGCCGGGCTTCGTGGGCGACCCGACCAGGCAGCTCGCCGAGCACATCCAGGACGACATCGAGGCGGCCGTCGACGAGGCGGTCGCCACCGCAACGAGAGGCTGACATGCGCATCAAGCTCAGCGACGCCGACCGGGCCCGCCTCGGCGGTCCGGAGTGGCTGTCGGTCCGGCTCGACACCCTGTCTCAGGTCGAGGCCGAGGAACTCGACGCGGTCGGCGTCGACCCCGACAACCTGAACGGCTACCTCAAACTGCGGCCCGTGTTCGGCCGCGACGGCGAGCCGGTGCTCGACCCGGTGCTCGACGACGGCAAGCCGGTGCTCGACGAGTCCGGCGAGCCGAAGACCGAGCCGCGTATGGGCTGGCCCGTACGGGCGTGGCGGCTGTTCGTCTGGCTCGGCCTGCGCCGCGCCGGGATCACGCTGCCGTACTGGGACTTCGACTTCGCCAAGACCGAGGTCGACTCGGCGCCCGACGAGGACGAGAAGCCGGCCAGCGAGGGAAAAGACGAGGGCCCAGCGGAGACGGCCGACAGTCCCTCCGAAGCCTCCGACTGAGCCTGGAGCCCGCATTCGCGCACCTCTTCGGCATCCGCGCCTGGGAGATCGATCAGCTCACCCACGAGCAGTGGTGCGCGCACCGCGCGTACCTGGAGCAGCTGACCAAGGGGTGAGTCGTGGCCGGTCGTGACATCGTCCTGGACGTCATCGAGCGCCGCCGCGGTGACGCCCTGCGGCAGGAGGCGGACCAGCTCGACAAGCTCGCGGACAAGGCTGAGGTCTCCTCCCGCCAGATGCGCAAGATGGGCGACGAGTCCACCGCGCTCGGCCGGCGCATCGAGGACCAGACCGTCAAGGTCAAGGCGCTGCGCAGCGAGATCGAGCGCACCGGCGGCGACAAGGGTTTGTTCTCGCAGCTCAGGACCGCCGAGCGGGACCTGTCGACCTTCACGCGGGTAGCGAAGTCGCTCGAAGAGGCCGTCGTCCCCGAGATGGGGAAGATCGGCTCGAAGGCCGGCAGCAGCATGTTGTCCGGCATGAGCAACACATTGCTCAGCGGCGGCTCGACCATCGGCCCGTCGATCGCCATCATGGTCGCCGGCGCCGCCCCGTTCATCGCCGCCGCCGTGGCCGGCACCGTCGGCGCGGCTGTCGGTACGGCGATCGTCGGTGGCGGCATCGTGGCGGCCGCGCAAGATCCCCGCGTGAAGTCTGCGGCCGCGGACCTCGCGGCCACGTTCAAGGACGAGTTCGCGCGGGCCGGCAAGCCGATGGTCGAGCCGGTGCTCGACGCGATAGCCCAGCTCAAGGTGTCCGTCGGCGCGCTGCACATGGAGGAGATGTTCACCAAGGCCGCCCCGCTCGTTAGCACCCTGACGGACGGTGTGATCGGTCTGGCGTCGAATCTCGCCGACGGGCTGAACCGCGCGCTGGACCACGCCGGGCCGGCCGTTGAGGAGTTCGCGCACTGGCTGCCGATCCTTGGCAGCGACCTGGGCGACGCGATCGACCAGATCGTATCGAGCAAGAACGCGGTTGAGGGCCTGCACGACGGGCTGCAGTTGGTGTCGGTCACGATCCGGGGCACCGCCGATGTGATCGAGGGCCTCGCGGGCGCGTACAAGGTCGTGAAGATCGTCCAGGACGACCTCAACTTTGGCACAAACTCGCTGATCGAGGCGCGGACCAAGGAATACCACGTCGCCGACTCGGTGGCTCGCATCACCGACGCATTGGGCCTGTCTCAGGGGCGCGCGACCGACGCGATCGAGAAGCAGACGAAGGCGCTGCAGGACCAGAAGCGCGCGTTGGACGACACGTTCAACAGTCAGATGAGCCTCGACCGGGCCAACCTCGCCGTAGCTGGCGAGTGGAACACGCTCAAGGCGGCCATCGACGCCAACGGCCGCAGCCTCGACGCGACCAAGGAAAAGGGCAACGCCAACCGTGGTGTGATCCTGCAGCAGATCGACGCCCTGGGCCGCCAACGCGACGCGGCAATCGCGGCCGGCGACGGCAGCCAGAAGGGCATGGACAAGGCAAACAAGGCTTTCGACAGGGGCCTCGACAAGCTGATCGACCTCGCAGCAAAGGCCGGCTACTCCAGGCGCGAGCTGGAGAAGATGGCCAAGGCGTACTACGTCACCGTCCAGACGACGTACATCGACAAGTACGTCACGAAGGGTCTCCCCGGCGAGCACTCCGGCGGCCGCCTTCCCGACGCCCGAGCCGGTGGCGGCCCGGTCACCGCGGGCACGCCGTACATCGTCGGCGAGCACCGGCCGGAACTCTTCATCCCTGGCCAGAGCGGCTACGTCATGCCGTACGTCCCGACGTCTACGTCGGGTGGCGGAGGTGGCTCCATGTCGTCCGGCCGCCAGCTCAGCCCGCTACGCGGCGCCCCCGGCAGTCTCGCCGCGGTGCTGATCCAGGTCCTGCAGGAAGAGGCGGACCGCAGCTACAGCGGCGACCCGGTCCTCATGCTCTCGACCAAGATCTGAGGGGGCGCTGATGGGCGTGTTCACCCTGGCCACCGAGCACCGGTGGGAGTGCCCCCGCTGCGACGCGACCGACGTCACGCACGAGCCGCAGCCGCACACCCGCATGCACCCCTGCCGCGGCTTGGCCGGACTGACCACACCGATGGTCCCGGCCGGCACCCGGTGCAAGGCCGAGGCGATCGAGCGCGAGGACTACGTCGGCGGGGACCTGGTCCAGGTCGACGGCAACGGGCGGCCCGTCATGGCCGTGGAGATCACACGAGACGACGGGACGGACCGCGCGGTGTACGCACCATGCGCGACCGCCGGAGCGGAGGCATAGATGGCGCAGGCATCCGGCGGCAAGGGCGTAGCGCTCGACGCGGGCGTGGAGACCGGGCCGGCCACGAAGGCCGACGAGGCGTCGGCGACTGCCGCGGACCTGGACGACGCACGCCGCCACCAGGCGGCCGTCGACCGAAAAGTGACGAAGCTCCGCGCCCACCTCGTCGGCGCCCAGGACGCGGCCGCCGCCGCCGCGCAGCGCGTGGACGCGGCCGACATCGCACACAAGCAATCTGCTGGGAGGCAGTGAAATGGCCTGGTCCAACAGCAAGATCTTCCGGGCCTTCGTCGCTGACGTCCTGGACAACACCACGGCCATCGACTTGGGCAGCGACGTGCCGAAGGCGGCCCTCTACAACAACTCCGGCACACCCAGTCAGGACGTCACCGCCGCGAACAGTGCGTTCAACGTGGATCAGTGGGTGACCGGCAACCAGGTCACCGACGCCACGAACTGGGTCAGCGGCGGCCGCGCGCTGTCGAGCACCTCGCTGTCCTCGGCCACGGCGGGCACCGTCTTCTACGACGCGGCGGACACGGCTGGCGGCGGCACGGTGACGATCTCGGGTGCGTTCGGCTGCCTGGTGTACGACGACACGATCACCACGCCCGTCGCTGATCAAGGGCTGTGCTTCAACTACTTCGGCGGCTCGCAGTCTGTCACGGCCGGCACCTTCACGATCGTCTGGCACGCCAACGGGATCTTCCGCATCGCCCTGTGACGTAGGGGTTCCCGCAGGTCCGGACGTGCGCACGACGTAGCCCTACGCGGGAGGTGTCGTGGCGTCCCCCGCGTTCCAGAGTAAGAGCGACCTGTCCGCTGGCACCATGTCGGGCGCGCAGACGATCGCCGTACCCGCGTCGGTCGCGGCAAACGACATTCTGTTCATCGCCATCTACCGCGAGGCGACGGCCGACTCGCCGACGGTCACCGGATTCACGGCGCTGACCTCGGTATCCACCAGCAACCACAAGGTCAGCTTCCTGTGGAAGCGTGCGACCGGCTCCGACGCTGGTACCTACGCGATCACGCTCAACGGCACGGCGGCCTGGACCACGGCGGCGTGTCTGCGCATTTCCGGGTGCATCACCTCCGGCAGCCCGTGGGACACCGGCACGGGCGCCCCGACCACGGCGCTCAACAACACGACCACGTCGACCACGCCGGATGTCAGCCTGACCACGACGGCCGTGGACACGCTGCTCGTCTACGCCGGGTCGAACGCGTCCGGCGGCGCGTGGACACCGCCGACGTCGATGACGGAGCGCACCGACACCGGCGACGACCTGACCACGGCGACGCTGGCGCAGGCGTCGGCGACCGGCACCGGCAACAAAGCCGCCACCCTCGTAACCGTCCCCGGCACGTCGACCTCGTTCCTCGGCGCGCTGTTGAGCGTGGCAGCCGGCACCTCGGCCAGCGCGGAGAACGCTGCCGGCACCGGCACGGCCAACGCGGCGAGCATCGCGATCGGCGTCAACGCCGGCAACGCGACCGGCACCGGCGCCGCGAACGACGCCACCGCTGCGGCCGGAGTCAACGCTGAGGCGGCGAGCGGAACCGGCACCGCCTACAACGCGACGGTCTCGACCGTGCCGGGGACACAGGCGCCCGCCGGCGTCGCGACGGGCACGGGCACGGCGAACGCGGCATCCATCGCGATCGGCGTCCTGGCCGAGGCGGCGACGGGCACGGGCACGGCGTACAACACGCCGACGTTCGACTTCCCGCGCGTGCCGCTCGGCCTCATCGTCGAGATGGCGCCCGGCGCCGACCCGCTCGACGACCCGGACGACTGGCCGTGGGTGGACATCACCGAGTACGTGATGCGTCGCGGCTCCGAGGTGGCGGTCCGCATCACCCGCGGCGCGACCAGCGAGACGTCGAACGCGCCGGTGCCGAAGTGCAGCTTCGAGCTCAACAACAGAGACGGCGCGTTCAGCACGCAGAACTACCTGAGCCCGTACTGGCCGGACCTCATCAAAGGCACGCCGGTCCGCGTCCGCATCGACGACGGCCCGATCCAGGGCGTCCGCTTCGTGGGTCGCATGGACGAGCTGCCGCCGCGCTGGGACATGTCCGGCAACGACAGGTGGGTGCCCGTCACGGCGTCGGGCATCCAGCGCCGCTTGAACAAGGGCGTCAAGCCGGCCGACCCCACGTCGGGCGTCACCGTACCGCCGCCGATCACCTCGGCGTCGCGTGCGGCCGCGGACTGCGTGGCGTCGTGGCCGTGCACCGACACCGCGGGCAACAGCGCCGACGAGGTCGTCGCCGACGATGCCGAGCTGGGCCGCAACGACTCGTCGTTGCTCATCTGGTCGACGGTCACAGGCCCAGACGGTGTCACGAAGCTGCCGTCGTTCATCCTCGGTGGCGTCCTGAGTGGCGCCGTCCCGGGCTACACGACGAGCAGCGAGTGGACCGCCGAGGCGGACGCGCTCATTGACGACCGGGCCCCCACGACCGCGCTGGTGCCGCTGTCCGTCAGCACGACGGGCACGGCGACGGATTTCCAGCTGGAGCTGGACGAGACCGGCTCGGTCAACGTGTTGTGGACCAACCCGGGCGGGACGACGGCGACGGCGCTCAGCGTCCTGTGGCCGGCCCGCGACAATGCCTGGCACACCTGGTCGCTGCGGGCCGCGCAGTCGGGCGGCGACATCGACGTCGAGGTCTACGTCGACCAGGTACTCATCGGCTCCGGCACGATCACCAGCCAGACCGTCGGCGACCTGGATCGCTTCCAGTTGGGCGACGGCCAGGCCAACGCCGGCATCGTCAGCATGGGCTACGCCCGGGTCTTCCGGTCGTCCACGCCGACCGTCGCCGCTGCGGCTATCGCCGAGGCGGTGGCCGGCTACACGACCGAGACCGCCGACGTTCGCTTCGCCCGGCTCGCGACCGGCGGCGGCATTCCGGTCGAGGTGTTCGGCACGTCGGACCAGCTCATGGGCCCGCAGGGCGACAGCAACCTCGCCGCGCAGCTGGCGGAGTGCGCGGCGGTCGACGCCGGCATGCAGTCGGAGTCGCGCGAGGGTCGCGCGGCCTTGTACTGCCGGTCGCTGAAAGAGAACGCGGCCAGCGTGATGACGCTCGACCTGTCCGCCGGCGAGTTCGCTGGCCTACCGGAGCCGGACGACAGCCACGCGCTGACGGTCAACAGCCAGACGGTGACGCTCGCGTCGGATTCGTCGGTCACCGCGACCGTCACCGACGACGCGCACATCGCGCGGTACGAGCTGTACGAGGGCGGCGCGTTCTCGATCAACGCGGCGTCAGGGTCGCAGGTGGCACCGCATGCCGGGCTCAAGGTCTGGCTCGGCACGTACGAGGGCTACCGCTACCCACGCGTCGGCATCGCGCTGCACCGCAACCCGAGCCTGGCCGCGACCGCCGTCGACCTGGACTTCCACCAGCGGATCACCCTCACGGGCATCGACGAGCCGCCGGGCGACGACATCGACGTGCTGCTCATCGGGTGCACCGAGGAGATCGGCGCGCAGTGGTGGATGCAGAACTGGGTCACCACGATGTACCCCCGTTGGGCGGTCGGCGTGATCGTCGCGACCCCGACGGCGAGCGACGCCGGCGGCTGGATCGTGCCCGACTCCCTGGTCCTCGCTGAGGACCTGGACGTCAGCGAGACCGCGGTCGACGTGACCTCCGTGCCGGTGCTCCCGACCGGCGCAGCCCACTACCCGACGACGATCCAGGTGGGGGCTGAGCAGATGACCGTATCCGCGTGCGCCGGCGCCGGCCCGACCCAGACGCTGACCGTGACCCGGGCCGCTAACGGCAGTCCGGCGATGACGCACACCACCGGCGATGAGGGCGACATCGTGTCCGCGGTGGTGATGACGCTGTGACCACGTTCTCCCCGGGCAAACTGTCGGCGACGGACCTGCAGGCGATGAGGGACGACCTCGACGACCTGATCGCCGGCGTCGGCAGCAACAAGGTCGCCACGGCGGACCAGAGCGCCGCGGTCAACTCCTCGACGCTGGTGTCGGACACGACGCTGACATGCCCGGTGACGGCCGGGATGACGTACTCCATCCGCGGCTTCATCATCTACTCGGCCAGCGCCGCCGCCGATTTCAAGTGGGCGTTCGCGATCCCGACCGGCACTTTGCACTGGTCAGCCCACAAGTACTCCCCGGCCGACGTACTGGAGCTGGTGCAGGCCACCAACATCGTGGTCAGCGACAACACCAACGTCGCGGGCGGTCCGGGCACCAGCAACTACCGGCACATCGTCATCGCTGGCAGCTTCGCGGCCACGGCCACCGGGTTCGTCACGATCCGCTTTGCCTCGTCCGTCGCGACCGGCGGCGAGGCGGCGACGCGCGCCACCGGCTCGTGGCTCACCGTCCAACCGGCGTACGGATAGGAGGCACGATGGGCTGGGTAGTCGACAAGGGCATCCTGCGGCTGCGTGAGCAGCTGGACGCCGCGTACCCCAACCGCTCGCACGCCAGCGACGGCACGATCGGCGACGCGGCGCACTCCGCCCGCGACTCCGACCACAACCCGGAGTCGCCGGCGCCGGCCGGCAACCCGAACTACCAGGTCGACGCGGGCGACTTCACGCACGACCCGGCGCACGGCGCCGACATGGGCGAGGTATCCGAGGCCATCCGCCAGAGCAAGGACCGCCGCGTCAAGTACGTGATCTGCAACCGGCGGATCTTCTACGGCACCCGCGAAGCCGAGCGCAACGGGTGCAAGGCGTTCGTCTGGTACGCGTACCACGGTGTCGATCCGCACACCAACCACATGCACGTCAGCGTCGAGGACGACACCCACGACCAGGCGCAGGACTGGCAGATCGGAATAGGAGACGACATGCCCACCGCAGACGAGATCGCCACCGCGGTCTGGAAGTACAAGCTCGCCGGCACCGCGACCGCCGACCACGCGCCGCGCACCGCCGAGGTGGCGGTGGGCGACATGTACGAGCGCCAGCTCAGCCACCACGACGAGGTGATGGCCGCGATCCACGACCTGGGCGACTCGGCCACGGCCGGCGGCCTGACCGACGAGGAGTTCGCCGACGCTCTCCGGGCGGCCGCCGACGAGGTGGACCCGCCCGCGTCGGCGGCGTGACGTGCCCTGGTGGGCGTGGGTGGCCGCCGGCGCGCTGGCGTGGATCCTCCTCGCCATCGGCACGACGTGGCTGCTGTCCCTGCTGGTGAGGGCACAGCGACGGTAGTCCGCGAGAGGAGCGGTGATGTCGTGGACGCCCGCACGATCGCCGTGGCTACGGCGTGCGTCGGCTGGCTGGTCGACGTGATCGGCCTGACGGTGCGCGGCATGGAGATCAGCCCGGTTGTCTGGGGCGCGCTGCCCGCCGCGATCACGGCCGTGCTCGTGCCGTTCGCCGGCGAGCAGGGTTACGTCGGCCGCCGGCGGGCACCTATCAAGGGTGGTGCCTGACGTGGCGTTCAACGTGGTCGAATGCGTGCGCAACTCCGAGATCCTGCTACCGCTGACCGTGAGCGCGGCCGGCTACCTGCTGGTGCGGCTGACGCGCGGGTGGGGGTTCCGGTCGAAGCCGATCCACTGGCCGCTCTGGCGCCGCCAGCGGCGCACCCGTCGCATCGGCCGCCGCGTGGTGGTCCCGGTGGGTCGGGTGCCGCGTCGTCACCGTGTCCCGAACGCTGTGGGCGGCATCAAGCAGTGGTGATCTAGCCGCCCGGCCTGCGCGTAACGTCGCGCCACTCGCCGCCGCCCCGCCGCCGCAGCTCGGCGACCAGCGCCCGGGTGGCGGTCTCGTCGTCCGGCCACTCGTCCTGGTACGGGCCGCCGTCGGGCCCCCACCACACGCGCCAGCGGGTGCGGTCGGTCGCGACCCAGATGACCCGGCGCTGCTGGTCGCAGACGTAGCGGCGCACCACGACCATCCCGTCCATACCCGCACCGTACGCCGCAGAGGGAGCCGCCGTGTCCGACCCCGACCAGCCCGCCGTCGGCGATGCCGTCCTGTACACGCTCAGCGCCTACGACGCCCGCACGGCCAACGAGCAGCAGCAGGCCGATGTCGCGGTCGCCGGCGCGGCGTACCCCGCGACCGTCACCGCGGTGCCCGACGGCCCGGTCACGCCGGCCAGCACCGCCGACCTCACCGTGCAGATCGCAGACGGCGTGGAGTACCTGGCCACGTCCCGCACCCGCAGCGACGGCGCCGGCTACTGGGCCTGGCCGCCGGAATGGAGCTGAGATGACACCCACCCAGACCCGTTACCCGTGGCGGGCCACCCTGCGCACCGTGGTCGCGGCCGGCCTCGGCCTGCTGTCGATCCTGCCCGTGATCCTCGCCGGCGCCGGCCTGGACGACACCGTGTACGGCGGGCAGATCCTCGCCGTCACCGCGCTGGTGACCCGCGTCCTGGCGATCCCGGGCGTGGACGCCTGGCTGCGGCAGTACGTGCCGTGGTTGGCGGCCGCGCCGAGGCCCGGCGCGTAGCTTCCGCAGACACAGAAGCGCCCCACCTCTTCGGAGGTGGGGCGCCGCTCTGCGTTCGGGGTCAGGCGTACCAGCGGTCGCGGTCCTGGACGTACGACTCGAGGTAGGCCACCGCGAGGGCCTGGGCCTGCGTGTGGCCATCCGCGATGGCGCGCAGCACCTCGAGCGCCAGGCTGTCCTCCTGGCAGTGCGCCTCCTCCGGGTCGCTGGAGTCGAGCGCAGCCATGCGCGCGCGGACACTCTCGGGGGTAACGGTGGGCTCGGTCATGTCGTGCATCCTCTCGTGGTCGGTGGTCGTCTGTCTCGCTGATGCCGGAGCCTCCCCAGGCCGGCAGGTCGCGGTCAGGCGCCGCGCGGGGCGGGGCTCACCGGCGCGCGCCCGGCGCCGGCCAGCATCCGGGCGGCCTCGCTGGTGTCGGCCGGCGCCTTCGGGGTGCGGCTCGCACGGGCGGCGGCGCGCTGCTCCTTCTTCGCGGCCTCGGCCTTCCGGCGACGGGTCGCGGCGCCCTTCTTCGCGCGGGCCGAGAGCATCGCAGCGCGCTCCTCGTTCACCTCGACGACCACGACCGGCGCCGGGGCGGCGGCCAGCTTCGAGGCGTACCACTCGGCGGCGACGAACCCGGCGACGACCAGGACGCCGAACGCGCGCTGCCCGACGTTCGTGCCGGCGAGCACGTTGCAGGCGAGGCTCACCGCGCCGGCGCCGAGCATGAGGCGGAAGCCGACGCGCCGGGTGGCCGGGGCGAAGCTCGCCGAGCGGCCGATCGTGCCCAGCACCGCGAACCCGTCGATGAGGAACGGGGCGACCCAGGACTGCCAGCCGAGCCCGTAGCGCTGCCCGACCTCGACGATGTGCATGAAGCTGATCGCGGCGGCGCCGACGGCCTGCAGCAGGACCAGCGTCTTGACGATGCGGTACGTGTTCATGGGGAGCTCCAGTTCGTGTGGCCGGGGGCGCGCCGTGTGCGCTGCTCCATCCGGCTCGCTAAGCATGCGACAGGAGTCGTATGCAGGCCATGTGCGCTGAGCTGGTCAGGTACGTGGCGGGGGCCGACTGCATGCGTCGGCGTCGTCTGGGATTCGGACATACCGTGCGCGATTCACGGCGCGTGACCGTCCAACGTGGACGATGTAATGGGCTCGCTCCCGTTCACCCACTTACATACGACAGGTGTCGTACAGATCCGCCCGAACGGGTGAGCATCAAATCCGGACAGGGTGGACGGTCAGCTAAAAGATCATGCTTGCGGAGATCAACGAGCGAGGCCAGCGCGAACCGGGCGTCACCCAGCGTCGCGCGGACGGCCCGGCGACCCGGGGCGCTCCGCGTGCCAGGCGAGCACCCGACTCCTGCGCCAGCGTGGCCGCGCGTGCCCACGGTCAATCTCAACATCGGCCGGGTCCGGCTCCGGCGCAGGGTTGCTGACCGGCTGGCGTCGCAGCACGTACGTGACCCACGCCGACCGGCTGATGCCGAGCAGCGCGGCCACCTCGTCGGCGTTGAGTAGCGGGTCGTCCGTGCGATCCATGTCGCACAGGGTAGCGCCGCACGGCGTCACAGGGTGGAGTGCAGGTCGTTCTGCATCTCGGCCCAGTCCCGCTGGTTGCGCGGCCGCGGGCCGTTCGGTCGGGCCTGCCGTGCGGCCAGCCGCTCCAGCGCGTCGCGTACCGCCCGGCGCTGCTTGTCGGCGTCGTCCGCCGTGGTGCCGGCTGGCCCGCGCGGGTCACGCTCCAGGCGCCGGGCCACGATGTCGGCGGCGAGCCTGGCGTAGTGCAGGTCGGGGCATGCGGCACCGACGCGG